CTTTGATGTTATTCAGACCTTCTGCTGTGACCTTATGTGCGGTGACTGGTCGAGCTTCTTCTAGAGTTATATTCTCCGAGGACGAGCCATCTTGCGACTTACTTTCTACGAGTTCCCCATCTTCGCCTTCGGATATACTGTTAAGAAAGTCGAGCGACTTGGAATTGCGTTTCATTGCCATGCCATGGTTCTCTACTGGATCTTGTGGTACTCCAGGAATGCTACCTAGCATTAATGGCATTTGTAGATCAGGATCGGTAAAGAGAATGGCGACTATACTGCCTACGACTACACCTGGATTGGTGCCGACACCTGATATAGATGCGGAGGAGGTAGGGAGTACTGGTACTGACCATGGTAGATCTTCGGTTGGGAGTATGGCAGTATCATTCTCATGTACCCCATGTACTCTAACTTTACAACGACCAACTTTAAGTGGATCGTTTCTATTCTCGACAATACCTGTATATATTTTCATCTTATTGGTCTCTCAATTGGGTTAGGTCGAATATTAGACTGTCCTTAAAGATTTCCATATGGCAAGTATGTGACTTGCTCGTGACAGTATGTCCAATAGCCGAAATTAGATAATTGCCACTAAACATAGGATCTAACATGTCGGTATCCTTGTCGGTGGACTCTTTTCTAAATGTGGTTAGATTAATAACTTTCCCCACAGTGTAATCCCATCGTCCTGGGACTTCAATATTCACAGTAAAGGCTTTCGTGGTCGCCATCTGTGCTGTTCTTTGGAGTAATGTGGCTTCTACACTAGTATCACCAAAGCCTTTATGCATATTCTCATGCGTATGCATATTAAACGATGCTGCATCTGCATTGGCAATTACATCACTCGTTGCTAGTGGGTATTTATTCAATGAGGGTAAAGATTTGAACATCTCATGTCCTGAATAGTTCTCAGAGGTATAGGTCTTGGTCATTAAGTCATAATTGCTCAGCTTATTGATGTACATACCACTGGAAAGACGCTCAAAGAAGTTAAATCCTTCATGCATAAACAATTTAGAGACCTTTTTATAGGACTTGTCGGTATCACTACCATCCACGGACTCATTATCGTCAATAAATTCTTGTATCGGTGCTTGTTCGTATAGTTCTGACAGTCCGAGGAAGTTATATCCGTCTCTATTCTCATAAAAGACATAATCGGCTATGCCATGGGTGTTCTTTGCTCGTTCCGTGACAAAATCAATCGCTCTCATCGGTGACCAGCTATTACAGACGAATCGAGTACCATTCATACTCGGTGTCATGTTTAAATTCTTTGTGGATACGAGTCCTTTGGGGTCTTTTGCGACAATATCATGTACTATGTTGCTACAATAGCCCTTTTTCGCACTGTTAAGGGAGTTATTCTTGTCCTTCACGGCATCGGTATTGATGAAGTGTAGTACATAACCCATCTTAGTGTCACCCATAGAGATTCTTTCAGTGAGTTTATGTATGTAGAATGTGCCTTTGAATTTTCCTCCAGGCAATTCAGGTGTTTCGATATCCACCTGTAGAAGTTCCTGCCCAATCAATGGCATTCGATTGAGTAGGTCTTGCGAGTCGCTCATCACGACTTTACCTGTTATGAAAGGTGAAAAGATATCTTCAAAGAACTCGATATTAGCTACCTGTTCTCTTATATCTATTTTTGAACCACCAGCGACTAACTCGATTGAGTTAATGGTGACATCACCAGCGAATGTGACTCCATCTTGAGTTGACATAATCTATAATTCCATCTTTTTAAACTCACGCACCACCTGATTGGCTAATGCAGGAGTTATGATCTTTATTCTCCTCTTGGCTTCATTTCTTTCTTGCTCATACTGACGATGAGATTGTGCTGCTGCCCCAGCAAGTGTAGAATCAACCACTAGTCCATCTTTCTTCCACCACTTAGTGGCATCAGGAGATGAGTAGTTAGCAGTGATCATTTTATCAAATGCGTCTTGTTCTAAGGGGAAGTCATTGATATAATCGTATCTATCATTAATAAGCATGAGGATCCAATGCATTTGTGGATTCCCATAAAGTTTTTCAGCAAGGTTTTCTATTGTTTCATACTGCTTTAGATTATAAAATTCATAAGCAGTCACATTTTGTAATATTTTCTTTCTTAATCTTACATTAGTTGTGATGTCGGTTAGAACTTTTAATTCTTCACGATCACCAACTCTTGTGATGTAGTATATCTCTTTAAATTTTTTAAAATAACTATCAGCCATTATGCTTCTACTGCTCCACTTTTAGGTTCTTTCGGTGGAGTCTCACCAAATGCATCAAGATGACCTTTAGTAAGAATAGATAGTTCTTGAAAGGATAGTGTCATATTAATTTGCGTTGGAGCTCCATTATCGAATGTTGCGAACTGTCCTTGTGGTGTATAGTTTACATTCACTTCTTTTAAGACAGCTGAAGTATGTTTATGTACATAAGGATTTTGATTATCCCCAATGTAGTAGTATATCTCAAACTCTCCAGGATAGATATATAAGAAACCATCATCATCTTTAAATTCAGGATGCATATGGTATTTGAAAGTGTTTACTATATTTCTTATGTTCTCTGATTCCTTAGCCGAGCGAGGGAAGAACTGATAGTCATACTGGAATGTACGAAAATCCATGTTCTTGAATATTTGTTCTTTTTTAGGATTAGGAGCGACACCTGCCATGGCTTGTATTGCTTCAGATCCTGGAATATTTTGTAATGCTGCAGATTGAGCAACACCAGCACCACCATCGGTTAGTGATTTGACTAAACTGCCTATCGCTTCTTTCCCTGATTGTTGGTCAGCCATACCTGCTGCTAAATCAGTTGCTCCTTCAGTAATAACATCGATACCTTGCATAAATGCTTGAGCCATAAATGTTTCTGCTTCTTCATACTGAGCACCAGAACGAATAGCAAAGTTATTTGGCATATGTAAAGCAATTGCGTGCTTCATTCTCTTAGCTGGTTTGGTAAATTCTTTACCCAATGCCGATGCGTTTAATCCTTTTGCTGTACCCAATGACGCAGCAGTTCCACCACCAATTAATCCAAGAGCAGCAGCACCTTTAGTGACACCTGCTCCACCACCACCGAGTAGACCACCAATAAGTCCACCAGCTCCAGCTCCAGTTAAAAATGAAGAACCAAGTACAGCTACATTGCTGAAACCTGCTCCATTGATAGCTCTACCAACTGCAGGATCTACATCCTCCAATATTCTAGTAGTATCTTGAGCTATTTTTGATTCTTGTCTTTCGTTGATGAAGAACATAACATAATTGCCACCATAGTCTGGGACATTTAGTAGATCGTCTGGGTAAGAAAGATGAGATACAGCATATGTACCTGACGCATTATCTTTGCCTGTTGCAGCATTCAGATCTTCGTCTGATACAGTATTTGCTGTTTTTGCAGGAGAGTCTACCATATGTAATGTTTCCTTTTGGAGTGACTAAATAGTATTAGCATTATAGGATATATTTAGTCATGTTCCACAAGAGAAAATACACCCCATTAAATCCAAGTAAGTACGAAGGAAACCACAACAACATCATTATGAGGTCTAGTTGGGAAACTCGTTTCGCTACTTGGTGCGATCGCACAGACAATGTGTTAAAATGGAAGAGTGAAGAAACAGTAGTGCCTTATCGCTCACCCATTGATAACAGAATACATCGATATTTTATTGACTTTACAATTTCAGTCAAAAATAAAGAAGGTCTTGTACATACCTATTTAGTTGAAATAAAACCAAAAGTTCAATGCAATCCTCCCAAATTCTCAGGAAGAAGAACAAAGCGATACCTCACAGAGTCAAAAGCATATGTTGTAAATGCAGCAAAATGGAAAGCAGCAGAGAATTATGCGTTAGATAGAGGGCAAAAATTCATTATACTTACTGAAGATGAATTAGGATTAACTTACAAGACTGGTCTTGAAAAGAAAACTAAATAGTAGATAAACAATTAATCAGGAGACATTATGCCACAACCAACATTAGGCGATCCTACAGATTTCTCATATCGTATTAGCTCAGTGACCAAAGTAGTTGATGGCGATACTATTGATGTTATTATTGACATCGGTTTTGATATTCTGTACAAATCAAGAGTACGATTATTCGGTATCGATACTCCAGAGTCAAGAACAAGAGATTTAGATGAGAAAAAGCGAGGACTCCTTGCTAAAGAATATTTAAAAGAAGCATTGAAGAATGGCAAAAAGTTATCAGTCAAAACATACAAAGATTATGAGACTGGAAAGTTTGGTCGTATCTTAGGAGATATATGGATAGATGGTAAGTCTGTCAATAAACAAATGATACAAGAATTTCATGCAGTTCCTTACACTGGTCAAAGTAAAGAAGACATAGTCGAAGCCCACGAACAAAATAAAAAAATGTTAATTAGTCTAGGAAAATTAGATGGCTAAATCCAAAGAACAAATATTTTTTGATAAGGCAGCAACTGATCCAAACATTGCTAAGAAGTCAAGAGGTTGGTTTAACAAAGAAGTTGTTAGATTGCGTCAAATGCGACCACAGCCTAGAAAGATTATGCAACAGGATGGTCGTTCTACTAGACTATTGCCTGGAAGATTATATATGTTCATGTACGAAGCTAAGACTGCCGACAAATTACCATACTATGATCAATTCCCTTTAGTATTCCCATTCGAAATTCAATCAGGATTTTTCTTAGGACTTAATATGCATTATCTACCATACTTGTTAAGAGTAAGGTTGTTAGAAAGATTAATGACAACAGCTTCTAATAAAAAAATGGATGACACTACAAGATTAAAATTTCAGTGGGCTATGATAAGGGGATCGGCAAGGTTAGCATTAGGCAAGCCTGCTGTAAAGAAATATTTAAAAGTCCAAGTGAAATCTCAATTCCTACAAGTTAATCCAGAAAATTGGAACACAGCAATGATGCTACCAGTTGAAAGATTTAGAGGAGCAACTAAAGATAGAGTTTGGAGAGAGAGTTTAGAGATAGCTCAAAGTTAATAGGATTTTATTATGGATCTACCAGAGTATTCATACTGGTCAGCTGAAGAAAGACACAAAGCAAAAATACAAGGTATCTTTCGTCAAGGTGACTACCCCAAATTAGATGAAGTCTTTAACGATATTCTTCCCCTTTGCCCAGCTTTACTTGAAGAAGTAATAGCACCCTATCAGGGCAACATTCAACAAAAACTAGACCAGATGTATAAGCAGGATACACTACCTGTATTTGAAACTGGAAAATTTAACCCAAAGATAAATAAAGGCATCAAGCATTTGGGTGCAGGCAATATGGATAATTGGCATGCCATGAATTTAATTTGGAAACCTGGAATAGCAGACAAATCAGAAGTTAGTGAAGATAGAATGATGCGTAATCGTTCTAGACTCCCTGTACTAAGAAAGATTATAGAAAAATACGATAAATATATTAATGTAATTACTTACTCAATGATTGCACCAAACTCAGTTGTACTGAGACATACAGGTCATGAGAATCCAAATGGTAAGACACTAAGATTACACTTCCCTCTATATGTACCAGAGGGTGATATATTTTTAGAAGTAAATGATGAAGAGATACAATTTAATGAAGCACCCTTTGCATTTAATAATCAGATTGTACACTCAGCACACAATAGAACAGGTAAACATAGATTGGTTATGATACTGGATTTGTATAGACCATTCTTAGGCATACCCAATTCTTACCATGTGACTAAACTACAAGAACTTGTAGGGTGTAAAGATAAATATTTAATTGACTACGCTAGAGATGGCGAAGTCCTTAACCCAAGTTGGAAATCAGGAGCAATAGATAATGAATAAAATGACATTACCATGGTGGTCTACAATAGATAAAAAAAGACTACGAGAAATACAAGAACAAAAAATATTTAAACGAGGTGAGTATCCTAAACTTGATGCAGTCTTTAGTGAGTTAGAAGAGCAGAAAGGCATGTTGATACACGACCTTGTTGGTCATCTTGATAATGAGTTATCTATGGATGAAAAATTACAATGGGTATTAGACAACAAAGCTGTACCTGTAATGAGTAGAGAAAGCATGGGGCATGTGTCTGGTAATAAAGATAGGAAACCTGCCAAACTAGATGCATGGCAAAATGTTTATTTAAAGTATCAACCACCAGCAACTAATTATGTTGATAAAGAAGGTGAAAAGGCAAGACCACTATATCCTACTGCGAATAAGATCCTTAACAAATATGAAGGCATAGTTCCTATTGCCAATTATTCTATACTAGTGAAAGATTCTATTATACATAGGCATACAGGTCCCGAAAACAGACGAGGTCATCATATTAGAGTGCATATACCCCTTTATATACCCACAGGTGACATATTCCTTGAGGTGAATGGTACAGAGGTAGATTGGTCTGATTCGTTTGGCTTTAATAATCAATATATACACTCTGCCCATAATTACTCCTTCGAACACCGATTAATTCTATTAATTGACTTTGATAGACGAGCTCTAGACATACCTCCAGGACTGCCCTTTGAGAAGATGGCTGAAATAACAGGCGATCCTGAATTAAAGTATAAAAGATAGAACTAAATAGTTGTATGGCAAGTAATTTTAACGAAGCTCCAAAAACAACTCTCAACGACTTTACTTCACAAGTAAAGAAAGAGGGATTAGCAGTCACCAACAGATATGCTGTTGTACTTCCAAACATGGAAGGTAGCGATATGTCTAGAATGTTATTAATGTATTGTGCGTCTACTCAACTCCCAGGATTAAATAACTCTACAACACCAGCAAGAACATTTGGTGAATATAGAGAGATGCCTTATGAAAGATTATTTGAAGCAGTCAACATGGAGTTCTATGTTGATCGTCCTATGAAAGTTAAAACATATTTTGATAACTGGATGGGGCAAGTAATAGATCCTGTGACAAGAAAGTTTAATTACTATAAAAATTATACAAAAGATATTACTATCTTTGTATTAGATAAACAAGATAAAAATATTTATGGTGTGACTCTATATGAAGCATACCCAAAAACGATTAACCCAATTGCACTTACTGCTGAAGGAAAAGAAGTAATGAAGTTGGGAGTCACACTTCAATTTAGATATTGGAGAGGTGCACAATATTCTAAGGAAAAATTACCACAAGGAGTTAGCGATGTTCCTACTGGTGTTCCTGCAGGACCAAGAGTTATAGATCGCATTGAAGAAGATATACCAGCAAATGTCGTCACAGATGGTAAGGGCAATCCTGTCACTTATTCAGGTGGCTTTGTGACATATGGTGGAAACAACTCAAGAGGTGGAAGACGATGAGTAAAATAGATAAAGGTCTAGGAAAAGTATTTGATTTGCCAGCAGGATTTGATGGCACACCAACGATGGAAATTACACCTGTAAAGAAATTAGAACCAGTTGTATTTAATACAGCTGAAGAAAAGATTGAGAGTGATTATGATACTACTCGAGACAATCTCCTACATATCCTGGAGAAAGGTCAAGACGCTCTTAATCATGCTTTAGAAATTGCTAAACAATCAGAACACCCTCGTGCGTTTGAAGTTGTTGGTAATCTTATGAAGCAACAAGCTGATATTAATTCTCAACTGTTAGAATTACATCAGCAAAAAGAGAAACTAGATAGCAAGAATGATTCTAAGGCTCCAGGAGTACAGAATAATTCTATCTATGTTGGTTCTACAACTGAATTGAATAAATTCTTGAAGGATATGAAAGAAGTACCAAATAATAATGAAGGAGATTAATAATGGCTTTACCAAAGAATCAATCACCAGTATATCCACTGACGATTCCATCTACTAGTCAAGATGTAAAATTTAGACCATTCGTTGTGAAAGACGAGAAGGCATTAATGTTAGCAATGCAATCTGAAGATGAGACAGTTATGGTCAATACTCTTAGAGACTTAATTAAAAATTGTATTGAAGAAGATATTAGTGTTGACAACTTAGCAACCTTTGACTTAGAATATTGCTTCGCTCAAATGCGAGGTAAATCAGTTGGAGAGGTTGTTGAACTAATAGGGAAATGTGATGTTGAGGGATGTAAAGACAATCCCAAAGCACAAGTTAAATTGTCAGTAGACATTACACAGATACCAGTGGTATTCCCTGAAGGACATAATAAGAAAATTAATTTATGGGGCGATGTAGGAGTTGTAAT